CTTCACGCACTAACCTCGGATTGGGTACTGCAGCCACTACAGCAAGCACAGACTATGCCACGGCGGCACAGGGTTCTACGGCAGATAGTGCATTGCAGCCAGATGGTGACGGTTCGGCTCTCACAGGTATTGTTGCTGGTCTGGCTTGGGCTAGAAAGACATCTAATTACACATCAGCAAACAATGACGCTATTCTAGCTGACACTTCTGGTGGGGTTTGGACACTTACGTTGCCATCATCACCTGGTGTTGGTGACTTAGTTCGTGTTCTAGACGGTTCAGACTGGGCAACCAATAACCTAACTGTGGCTCGCAATGGTTCTACTGTTGAAGGTGATGCTGCTGACCTAGTAATGAACATCGGTGGTGTGTCTGTTGATTTTGTGTACGATGGAAGCACATGGCAGGTCTATGCTCAAGTAGGTGTCAGCAGTGGGACAGTGGTTACTGAAGCTGGAACGCAAACGCTTACTAACAAGACTTTAGACGACCCGTCTTTCAGCAATGCCGTGTTCACAGGGGACGGTTCAGCACTTACTGGTATTGTTGCGACAACTTCTGGTGCTGTGTCAGCTTTTGCGTTTACATCGGTTCCGACAGGCTGGCTAGAATGTGACGGGTCAACGGTGTCTCGAACCACCTATTCAGACTTGTTCACAGCAATAGGTGACACTTTCGGCGCTGGTGACGGGTCCACGACTTTTGCTATTCCAGACCTTCGCGGCCCGTTTATTCGCGGTTGGGATAACGGGCGTGGAATTGACGCAGGGCGTGTATTTGGTTCTTCACAAGATGAAGCCTTTGCCAGTCATCAACACATTGGTGGCCGTAAAAACTATAAAGATGTACAAACCGCTTACGGCAGTTCGCCTACATCAAACGGCCCCAATTCAAGTTGGTCAAACGGAACTTATCAAAGGTTCCAGGCGAAAACTTCGTTTGTAGGTGGTGATGAAACTCGTCCACGCAACATCGCAATGATGTATTGCATCAAATTCTAAAGGGAACACCATGAAAGAGTTATATCACTTCAACGGAGAGACTGGCGAATTTGTTGGTACATCTTTGGCACGAAAAGACCCTCTGGTCGAAGGCGCTTATTTGATCCCAGCCAATGCCACAGATTTTACAGCCTCTCACAAAGATGGTATGGCTTCTGTATTTATGAACGGTTTTTGGACTAACGTGGATGACAACCGTGGGGAGGTCTACTGGCTGCCTGATGGTGAACAGGTTACGATTGATAAGCTAGGCCATATGAAGCCAGATGATGCCCTAGACGAAGCCCCTGTCCCCGACCCACGTTCGCTTATGTCCTGTACATCCCTTCAAGGTAAGATCGCACTGGGGGCAGAAGCATGGGCTAGTGTCATATCCTACCGTGATGAACCTGAGACACCCTTTTCTGTTAAGGTAACTATTGACGATAGCCCTACGTGGAACCGCCTTAGTCAAGACATATCTCTCATTGGTTGGGCTTTGGACTACACGGATGAACAGATGGATGATTTATTTATAACCGCAATGCTTATTAACGGAGAACAATAGTAATGGCAAACCTATCAGATAAAGTACCCCCCTCCGGCGTTGCTCTTGTTGATGACGGGGTTCCAGTTGGAGCAATCATGTGTTTTGCCATGATAACCCCGCCTACTAGTTATTTAGAGGCGAAAGGTGAACTAATTTCACGATCCACGTATGCTGCTCTTTTTGCAAAGATCGGAACAACCTATGGTGCGGGGGATGGGTCCACAACCTTCGTTGGCGGGCCAGACATGCGCGGCGAGTTTCCCCGTGGCTGGGACAACGGACGTGGCGTTGACGCAAGCCGTGCGATTGGTTCTGCACAAGCTGAAGAATTTGCAGAACACCAGCACCGTCAAAACGCTTATACAGAAACCACTGTAAGCAACTCCCCTTGGGGGACAGAGGCGGCATCAGGTTCGACATACGGGAGATACGTTTATAATACAACAAACTCATCTTCGCGTTTTCCTCTTGTTAGCGCCTCAGGTGGCTCAGAAACGAGGCCCAGAAACGTAGCACTGATGTACTGCATTAAATTCTAGGGGTACTTATATGAACAGCAATTACTCAGAAACCCGTGTCATCGGCTTCAAACGCCTATGTGTGTTCCTATCGTTAGCCCTTGTAGTTCTCCCAGTGTTCATCCTTTACAGTGGTGTCTATTGGCTCAAGCGCAACAATTGGCACACAGGTTGGCGCTGGTACGTTATCGCCTTACCAGTTGCAGCCTTCGTAGTAATCAACACGATCCACAACTGGACAGTCTGCACAATCCTATTTGGTGAATGGCCGCGTGAATTTCAGACAACAACGAGATTGCGCAGGCTGAAGGGGCATCCCAATCCGTCTGTCCGTGAGTTGGCAGACTTGATGGGCGGGTTTCTTAACGGCCAAGATGCTGGGCACTACTAAAGAAATAATAACAACTTGAGCGTGGCCCAATAAGCCTTACTCCAAAAATAATAGGAGGTTGCCGTATGGCTGACCAAAACACATGGCACGTCTCTAAGAGCGTACCAGCCACACTGCTGTTTGGCCTGGGAACTCAGGCGGCGGCTATCGTCTGGGCGGTCAGCACTATGCAAGCTGACATCCAAAGCAATACCCAAGATCTGATCGCGTTCACGTCCCGTGTAGTCAAGGTTGAGGAAATGGTCCAAGACCAAGCTGTCTCGATGGCTCGGATTGATGAAAATATCATGCACATACGCAAGTCCGTTGAACAGATGGCACTGACGCGTTAACTGGAGAAACCAAATGCAACACATCTATGATGTTGCCAAGGGATACACTGGGCTAAAAGAATACCCAGGTGCTAAACACAACCCACAAATCATTAAGTTTTACGCTGACTCTGGTCACTCTTGGGTTCAAGATGATGAGACGCCTTGGTGTGCCGCTTTTGTGGGTTCTGTGTTGGCTGAATGTGGCGTCCCTGGCACAAACAAATTGAACGCACGATCTTACCTGACTTGGGGTAAGACTGTGGATATGAACAGCGCCAAGCCAGGTGATGTTGTGGTCTTCTGGAGAGGATCTCGTGACAGCTGGAAAGGCCATGTTGCCTTCTATTCCCACCACGATGACATCAATGTGTATGTCTTGGGCGGTAACCAGGGTAACTCAGTAACCGTACAGGCATATGCACGTAATCGTGTGCTGGACGTGAGAACAATTGCACAACCGCGTAAATCAATTGCCCAGAGCAAGACCATGCAAGCATCAGTAACTCAGTTGGCTGCAGCTGCTGGTGCTGGTGTGACTGCGGTGTCTGCTCTCGACAGCACAGCACAGCTAATTGTCTTGGGGGGTGCAGTGATCATTGCCTTGACTGCATTAGTTGTTCTGAAGGAGCGACTTCTGAGGTGGAAAGCTGGGGACCGCTAATGTGGATCCTCGCTAAGATCAAAGGCTACCTGGCGGCGCTGAGTGTGCTGCTAGGGGCCATTGCTTTTGCGTACCTCCACGGTCGCCAAAGTGCTAAAATTGAACAAGAGACAGAGAGGCTACAGGACTATGTTGACACGCGGAAAACAATTGACCTGGCCGAGGATAGCATTGCTGACGCTGGTGGTGGCCGTGAGTGGCTGCTCAAGCGTAAGCGTTAGTACATCGGCACTGTGTGATGGCACTGAGGCTCTCAGGGACGCCCACACAGACGCTTTGTTGTTAGAGGGAGGTCGCCAGTCCATAGAAACTGGAGCCTCTCTCATCGCGGCCATTGACGCTGGCTGCACTCCTTAGAGGAAGGGTGGTTCCCCCAGACTACACAGGTCAGACATCGGTACATCGGTAGTATTGGTTTTTGATCTGTGTTTTTTCAAAATTGGCGCAGTAGTGGCTTGCTTGGTGTCACGGTCTTCTATATCCGTTTACCCAGAGCGTATGACCGAGGTCATCGCTGGTAGAGCAACTGATTTGTAATCAGTAGGTCCGCGGTTCGAGTCCGTGTGGGGGCACCATTTTTTACCAGCGAAAAGATCATCGGACATAATCGGCTCTTCACAAAGGAGACGACAATGACTGAACTTATGTATCTACAAGACTTTACGAATGTGAACGCCTCGCGCCTCTGGCATGGACGACACCTCAAGGAAAGTAAATCTCGCATCTTGAAGTTCTGCGAGTATGCCGACCACAGCCTACGGGCTATTGACCAATTTAAACCCGCTGACCTGTATTCTTTCGGAGACTTCATGCTCTCTGAGGGCAAGAGTGCTAATACAGTCAACCATTATTTTGCAGCTATATCCACGGTCTTCAACCTTGCTGTTGACATGGAGATCTTAACAGCTGCCCCGAAAATCAAATGGCACAAGGTGCGGTCTGGCCGCCCACGGTACATGACAAAAGACGAGATACAGTCGTTAGATGACCTGTTTTTGGCGTCTGATGACCCGTGGGTGCGTACTATGATGCCACACATGGTTACCATTGCAGTGAACACGGGCATGCGTCTGGGTGAGATACTCAAGATTACACCTGACGATATACAAGTGATGGACGGAGAGACGTGGGTCTACCTTTCGTCAACCAAAAACGGTGATGACCGCTGGGTGCCCCTCAATGACAAAGCTAAGTTGGCTTTAGAGGCGCTGGGGAACACCCCTGGCAACAAGTTTACGCACCGCCGCTTCTACAATGCTTGGGACATGGCAAGGTCAAAAATTGCCCGTGGTGATGAAACATTTGTCTTTCACGTCTTAAGGCACACTGCGGCCTCGACAATGGCAAATGAACTCGGTGTTAATACACTACTTATTGGCCAAATACTTGGGCATCGGAATGTCGCTACAACTGCAAAGTACGTCCACGCAAAGCCTAAAGCCTTGCAGGATATTATGAGAAAGCTGGGAAACCAGTAAATTTACACCCACAGGAAGTCTGTTTTCCGAGAACCATAAAAGCCAATAAAAACAAGACTATAGACTTCCTGTGACCCTACGGACAACTTGAGTTTAACACTGAGACTTTGGGAGAGAGTTTTTGACTAATACGAATATTGATCTACAGGCAACTTTAGAAAACAAAATGAAAACTGACGGCCAGCAAAGGTATCTTAAGAGACAATCTAAGATGACTTCAGCTTCCACGATGAACGAACCACATAAACTAATAACTTTAGCGATAACTAGGGTCTCGCTAGAAATTGACACCATGATAAATCTCCAGACCGCTGCACCTACGGATGGGGGAACGAGTGGGAGACCCAGGCAGTGGCTTCAGCATTTAAAAGATGTTGATGTTGGTGCTTTAGCCTACATTGGTCTGAATACTTGCTTTGATAGTGTCTTGAGTTTTGGATCTTTGACATCCACAGCAAGCAAGATTGGTCGTAGAATAGAACTGGAGAACTTTGCCCTGGGTTTGGCTCAGTATGACAAGGCACTCTTCAAGCGCATCACGGCCCAGGTCACCAAAGACCACACATCTCAGGTCTACCGTATCAAAGCAGCTAGGATTATTGCGTCTAAGGAAGGCTACAAGCCAGCAAAGTGGAGTGCAAAAGATTGTGTCGTAGTAGGTGGCCCAATCCTGAGTTCCGTCTTGAGTTCCTCAGATCTCTTTACAACTTTTGATCTAAACGCTGGTACAATAAACACCAAGATGGTCGTTGGTCTGACTGAAGAGGCTAGAGCAAACCTGTTTAGCATGGAGACTGATGCGTCCTGGGCTGAACCAATGTACGGCCCAATGATTGTACCCCCGCAGCCATGGACTGCTTTTAACACGGGTTGCTACTATGACTTTGCTTTGTCTTCTTCAGTCCCTCTTGTCAGAGGGGCCAACAGAGAGCAGAGAAAGGCCATACAGCATCAATTCGAGAAGTATGGTACGCCAGACTATGTAAAGGCCTTGAACGCTGTCCAGGCTACCCCATTGAAGATCAACACAGATGTCTTAGCTGTGCTAGAATGGGCTACTGAGAACCGTTTAGCTTTCGGTAAGTTCCCAGAGTTGGTCTCGCCAAAGTTCCCTAAGACACCAGAGAACATTGATGAAATGGACCCAGAAATTGCCATGCAGCTGCGCAAGGATCAGAAGGCTTGGCATGCTAAAGCAAGAGAGACTGATGCCAACCAGGGTAACATTTATGCAGTTCTCAAGACTGCAAATGAGATGTCCTTGTATTCTGAGTTTTGGTTGCCTTGGAATTTTGATTTCCGTGGCCGTCTATATCCCGTAAGCACATTCAACTATCACCGCGATGACCACGTCAAAGCCCTGTTCACCCTATCAAACGGAAAAGCGGTAGACGGGGACACACGTGACTGGTTGTCTATTCACCTAGCCAACTGCGGTGACTTTTCTAAAGTGTCCAAAAGTTCGTTTCAAGATCGGATTGATTGGGTAGCAGAGCACCACGAAAAGATCATGGCTACGGCCCATAGCTACAAAGAGACTTACGAGTGGTGGCGTCATGCAGACAAACCTTTTCAGTTTCTTGCAGCAATCTATGAGTACGCCAAGCTGCAAAATGATCCTGATGCGTTAGTGTGTCTTCCCCCAGCTATGGACGGGACCAACTCTGGTGTTCAGCACTACTCAAGTGCCATGCGTAATTCTGATGATGCGATGCTGGTGAACTTGATCCCCAGCGACAAGTGTCAGGATGTGTATGCAGCCGTGGCCTTGGTATCCACACGCCTGTTAGGAGAACTCAAAGGTGATCCTATTGCAGACGCTTGGCTGGCCTTTGGCGTGGGTCGCAAAGAGGTAAAGCGCAACACTATGACCTACGGGTACTCAAGCGTTGAGCGTGGGTTCTGTGACCAGATTCTGGAAGATCTCATGGCACCTCTTCGCCGTGACGTTGCGCATGGTCGGATTGAAAAGCACCCCTTCGGTGACAACAAATCCCAAGTCAAACATGCGGCCCTCTTGGCAAAAGTAAACTACATGGCAGTCCAAGAGGTTGTGAAGTCCGTGGCAGATGGCATGAAATTCCTACAAGAACTCACAGATGCTGTATCTATGGAAGGGAAGACACTGCGCTGGCAGACCCCTTGTGGTTTCCCTGTCATCCAAAGCTACACAAAGTGGATCCCCAAGAAGGTTCGCATTTACCTTTGGGATCGGCAGATCAAGAAAGAGCGTTGGACACAGTTGACGGTACGTGAGGAAAACCCCAACAAAATCGACACAAAGAAGATGCGGTCTGCTGTGGCGGCAAATGCTGTTCACTCCCTCGACAGTGCACACATGATCAACACAATCCTGATGGCACTGGATAATGGCGTCACTGACTTCTTTATGATCCACGACAGCTTTGCGACCACCTGTGCAGACACATGGAAGATGTATCACTGTGTGAGACATGCTTTTGTGGATCAGTATGAAGGTGGCTGCTTCTTTGAGGAGATCAGAAATCAGGTTGCACAGCGTGTCTCTGACCCCAACAAAGTTCTACCACCTGTCCCAGCTAAAGGCACATTGGACATCCGCGGGGTCTTAGAAAGTGAGTATTGCTTCAGCTAAATAGTTCATGTGACCCTCTAGAGAACTAAGATTTCATAGGAGCACATATGCACCCAAGAGAGAGGATCTTGGGAGAGATCAAATACCATCAACTTAGGGACGAACCTGTCCCCCAAGATACCCTGGATGCTGCGAAGCACTGGGGTATTTTTGTTTCAAGCGACGACATCGAGAAAAGCAAAGGAGAGCCACCAGATGGCAAAGATTAAATATGTTACCCCTAAAGGCCGTGCAAAGTACCCATGGTTGAATAAGCCTGACACCCAGTTCTCAGCTGACGGTGTCTATTCAACTTATCTGATCATGGACCAGAAGGAGGCCGCAGAGTTCAAGCAGTCTATTCAAGATTTGGCCATTGAAGAATTTGGCTCAAAGGCAAAATATACTGTCCCAATTGAAACTGATGAAGAGACGGGTGATTTAGTTGCTAAATTCAAAAGTAACTATCTCCCCACTTTTGTTGATAGCACTGGTGAAGTGGTAACAACGCCACCGCCAATGTTTGGTGGCTCAATGTTGGCCTGTGGTGGCGAAGCTGTCACATACACGGTCCAGGGCAAAAAAGGCGTCAGCTTACGTCTTAATTTTGTACAGATCATTGACCCTGTCGGTTCATCTGGTGGTGGCAGCCCCTTTGGTGCTGTCGAGGGTGGCTTTTTAAAGGCTGATGCCCTAGCGGCACCCTCACCCGCCGCAGCTTCCACTGACGGTGACGGTGACGATGATGACTTCGACTTTTGATCGAGGCATCAAGAATGGCTACAGGTCAGGGCTAGAAGACAAGGTGGGCCAGCAGATTACGACTGCTGGTCTCCCTCTTTTATATGAGACAGATCGTGTAGAATACACGTGGCCAGCACGTCAAAGTAAATACACGCCTGACTTCAAATTGCCAAAGCCTGGTGGCTTTTACTATGTGGAAACCAAAGGTCGTTGGGTTACTGCTGATCGCGCCAAGGCGTTACTCTTGCACCATCAGCACCCTGAAATTGACATCCGCTACGTGTTTAGCAACCAACGGGCCAAGTTGTATAAAGGGTCTCCCACGACCTATGAGATGTACGCTCAGAAGAATGGCCTGACTTACGCAAACAAGTGGATCCCACAAGAATGGCTAGATGAGAGCCTAGCCGCCCTAAAGTAGGGCCAGGGTCACCTTCGGGTGGCCCTTTTTTATTTCAACACCAGCATGAAGGAGATGGCCCATGAAATATGGCTCTGTCTGCAGTGGTGTTGAGGCCGCAACAGCAGCTTGGCACCCACTAGGTTGGGAGCCTCAGTGGTTCAGTGAGATTGAGAAATTCCCAAGCGCGGTTCTCCAGCACCATTACCCAGATGTCCCCAATTTGGGTGACATGACACAATTTAAGGAGTGGTCGAATGACCCAATTGACCTTCTTGTGGGAGGAACCCCCTGCCAATCCTTCTCAATTTCAGGACTACGCAAAGGCCTTGATGACCCCAGAGGCAACCTCATGCTCACCTATCTTTCAATGGCTGAACGATTTAAGCCCCAATGGCTTGTCTGGGAAAACGTGCCTGGCGTCTTGTCATCAAACGGAGGACGGGACTTTGGAACCTTCCTCTCAGCGTTGGGGAAAATCGGGTATGGGTTCGCCTACCGAGTCTTGGACGCTCAATACTTCGGAGTGGCCCAAAGACGCCGCCGTGTGTTCGTTGTTGGACACCTTGGAGACTGGCAACGTGCCGCAGAAGTTCTTTTTGAGCCAGAAAGCCTGTCAGGGGATTCTGAACCGAGCAGAGAGACGGGGAAAGAAGTTACCACAGGCACTGGAAGAAGCACTGCGAGAATGCGGGGATTTGGAGACTATACCAGTGATGGCACAGCAAGCACACTAAAGGCACGGGACTATAAGGATGCTACTGATCTTGTCGTTGGGCAAAACACTTACTCTTTAACGCCTAAAATCCGCCGCTTAACACCAACTGAGTGCGAACGCCTACAGGGCTTCCCCGACAACTACACCGAGATACCGTGGCGCAACAAGCCAGCGGAAGACTGCCCTGCTGGCCCCCGCTTCAAGGCAATGGGCAACTCTATGGCTGTGCCTGTGATGCGCTGGATTGGGGAGAGAATACATCAAATAGATAATACATGAAGGAGAGAGCATGTTAGAACTTACAAATAAGGACCACGCTGAAAGTGCTTTTATCTCACACATCCCATGTGAGACCTGCGGGTCTAAAGACAATGCTGGTGTATATACAGATGGACATACCTATTGCTTTGGCTGTCAGGCATACGAGCACGGCGATAATGACGCCCCATCGGCCCAGCATATCTCCAAAGCCCCCCCTGACTTACTCAAGGGGGAGTACCACGCTTTACCATCACGTAAGCTGACGTTGGAGACCTGTCGTAAGTTTGGCTACATGCTATCACGGAGGAACGGTGAGCCTGTGCACTTGGCATCATACAAGGACGTTAGAGGTCTTCCTGTAGCACAAAAGCTACGGACCAAAGACAAGAAATTCCCTTGGGTTGGTGAACCTAAAAAGGCCACTCTATTTGCCGCCCACTTGTGGAATAGTGGACGTAAAATTGTTGTGACCGAAGGTGAACTGGACTGTATGACAGTTAGCCAAATCCAAGGTCACCGCTGGCCAGTTGTGTCTTGTAAAAACGGCGCAAAAGGGGCTGCCAAAGATCTATTAGCTGCCTGGGAATATCTCGACAAGTTTGAAGAGATCATCTTGATGTTTGACAGTGATGAAGCTGGGCAGCTGGGTGCTTTAGCGGCTGCTGAAGTATTGCCGATTGGTAGAGTTAAGATTGCCACTCTCCCTTACAAAGATGCAAACGAATGTCTGGTAAATGGGGCATCGGGCGATGTTATAAATGCCATATTCCAAGCAGCACCGTTTAGACCTGATGGCATCATCAGTGGTGTTGATATGCGAGATGAGATCTCACAGGTAGACGCTATGTCTGCCATCACCTACCCATTTAAGCGCCTCAATGAGATTACCAAAGGCGTACAGGGGTCCACCCTGACAACCATTGCCGCTGGATCTGGTGTTGGCAAATCAACTCTGGTCCGTGAACTGGCCTATAACTTCATGTGTCAAGGCCAGAATGTCGGGATGCTTATGCTTGAAGAGACACCCAAGAGATCTGCCCAGGGTCTCGTTGGTCTGCACATGAACCGCAACATCACAATTGATCCTGATGCAGCTACCAAAGAAGAGGTAGAGGCAGCATATGATGACCTAATGTCTGATAAGCACGGTAAGTTCTATTTGTTTGACCATTTTGGATCAACTGGAATGGACATTATCACCAATCGAATCCGCTACATGAACAAGGCGCTGGGCTGCAACATCATCTTCCTAGACCACATCTCGATCTTGGTCTCAGGGCTGACTGGTAAGGTCACAGATGAAAGACGCCTGGTGGACGATATTGTCACGCATCTGAGAACCTCCGTGGTCCAGGAACTAGGCATCAGCCTGTTCTTGGTCAGTCACCTCAAGAGGCCCATGTCAGAAGCAGGTCACGAAGGTGGTGCCAAGGTCCAGCTATCACAGCTGCGGTCATCACACTCAATTGCCCAACTATCCGATTTCTGCATTGGCTTACAAGTTGATCCAGAAGACCCAACATCGGGTGGCCGTGAACTGGTTGTTCTTAAAAACCGCTTCACGGGTGAGGTCGGTTTTGCTGGAGCACTCAAATACAATCGGGACACTGGTCGGCTAATAGATACCGACGAAGACTGTCCCTTCTAAACCCCAAAAACAAACATCTACATCAAAGGAGAACGCCCATGGGCGACCAAATAACTATGCAGTTTCCTGATACAAGCAAGGCTGCACTGGCATCAATAAACCCAACGCAACTTGAGCAGACAGTTCTCAGGGCAATCAAATCATTTGGCGCAAGAGGGTGTATCTCAGATGAGGTCTTATTAGGCCTCCCAGGATACCGATATTCTTCTGTGACTGCACGTTACAAAGGTCTCCTTAATCAAGGTTTGATCACAATAATTGGTACCCGCAAAGGCCTCTCTGGTCGATCACAGCGGGTCTACCGCGCATCTCAACTTGGATATTAAGCCCATGCATAATTACACTATGAACGAATACCAAGCTGATGGTGCAGAAACAGCTATCTACAAGTGGAAAGTGATTTACCCTGCGCTGGGGCTGGCAAATGAAGCTGGTGAGGTCTTGGGTAAGATCAAGAAGATGATCCGAGATCAGGATGTTTCTTTTGATGGTACAGGGCGTGGTATCACAGACAAACAGAGGGCTGACATTGGTGCAGAACTCGGTGATGTGCTTTGGTATATCGCAAACCTCTCGCGTGATATTGGGCTTAGTCTAAACGATGTCGCGGTAATGAATATTGAGAAGCTACAGTCCCGTAAGGATCGTGGCGTTCTTGGTGGCTCTGGCGACACCCGTTGAGTGGCCGCTGGATCTGGGATCTCGAAAGCAACGGCCTCCTCGACACCATCAGTACAATCCACTGCATGGTGTTTCGGAATGTCGAGACAAACGAGGTCCGCTCTTTTGGCCCTGACGAAATCTCTCAGGGTCTAGAGTTACTCGCAACAGCTGAAGAGGTCATTGGTCACAATGTGATCGCGTATGATTTCCCTGCTGTACTCAAGATATATCCAGACTTCACCACTACAGCAAAAGTCACGGACACCTTAGTCCTCAGTCGCCTCATCAAAGCTAACATCATGCAAGATGACGCAGAGGGTACGTTTCGTACAGGGTTCATCAACTTCCCCAAGCGGATGTGGGGGTCTCACTCCCTACAAGCCTGGGGTCTACGTGTTGGTAACCTCAAGGGGGACTACAATGGTGGCTGGGAAGAGTTCAGCCAGGAGATGTTTGACTACTGCATCCAGGATACCAACGTCACCCTGACGATCTACAAGAAGTTCATGGCTGCTGGTTTCTCACAAGTAAGCATCGACCTGGAGCATTCCCTCGCCGAGATCTGTTTCCGCATTGGTAACAACGGCTGGACATTTGACCAGGGGGCGGCTGCTAAACTGTATGGGGAATTGGCCCAGCGCCGTGCTGAGTTGGCTGAAGAACTCAACGAACTGTTCCCACCCTGGGATGTTGAAGAAGAGTTCACACCAAAGGCGAACAACAAAACACGGGGTTACGTCAAAGGTGAAGTCTTCATCAAGCGCAGGGTCATTGCGTTCAACCCAGGTTCTCGGCAGCACATCCAAAAGTGCTTGGTTGATAAGTATGCATGGAAGCCAAAAGAGTTCACAGCCAACGGCCAAGCCAAGATCGACGATGAAGTGTTGGGTGCGCTTGACTACCCAGAAGCAAAACGGCTGGCTGAACTTTTCCTGATAAGCAAGCGTATTGGGATGTTAGCCGAAGGTCAGCATGCTTGGCTTAAGAAAGTCGATGCTGATGGTCTCATCAGGCACACAATTGTTTCTGGTGGTACTGTGAGTGGAAGGGCGGCGCATCGTGGCCCTAACTTGGCACAAGTGCCATCAGCTGGTTCACCGTATGGTGTTGAGTGCCGTAGTCTCTTTGGTGTTCCAGACGGGTGGACCCTGTGTGGGTCTGACTTAAGTGGCTTGGAACTACGGTGCCTTGCCCACTACCTCGAAGATGGTGGCGAATACGCCAGGCAGGTGCTTGACGGGGATATACACACCTACAACCAGAACGCTGCTGGACTGGCTACGCGGGACCAAGCCAAGACCTTCATCTATGCAACCATGTATGGTGGCGGTGCGGCCCTGATCGGTCAAATTGCTGGGGGTGGTGCTCCAGAGGGTGCCAAGCTGAAAAAGGCTTTTGAGACAAGCATCCCAGCGTTTGGAAAACTACGCTCAAACATCGAAAAGGCTGTCCAACGGCGAGGCTATCTCAAGGGTCTCGACGGACGCCACCTGTATCTCAGATCTGCCCACAAAGGTTTGTCACAGTTGCTCCAGAGTGCTGGGGCTGTGCTGTGTAAGCGTTGGGTCGAACTCATAGATCGGGAAATCACAAAACATCACAAAGGCGATGCGTACATCTGTGGTTGGATCCACGATGAAGTTCAGATCGCCTGTAAAACAAAGGATATAGCAGATGACATCGGTAGTATCGCTGGACGAATGGCGGAGCAAAGCGGAATTTCTTTCGGCACAAAAATCCCCATCGCCGCAGAGTATAAACTGGGAACAAATTGGGCTGGAACTCATTGATATAGACCCATCAATAGCCACAGCAGTCTCCCTCTACATCACTTTAGATCGCGCATGGCGTCAGCCTTTCAAAGTTGGCTCAAGGTTTTCCCGTGAAGGTGCACTTCACATAGGAATTGCTGCAACTGAAGGATGGATCACTACCGCGCTTGATGACGATAGCTGGGGTGACAAATGGTTAATCACAGAACTTGGAATTGAAATGAAAGGAGAACTGGACAATGTCCTTCAAGAAATCTTTAGCGGAGACGCCGACACTACTGATTGACGCTGACCTGTATCTCTATCGTGCCTGTGCATCTGCCGAGGAAGAGGTCAACTGGGGCAATGATATTTGGTCTCTATCCACTGATCTTAAAGTGGCAAAAGCTAAATTTCAGAACTTAATACAGGAATGGGCTGAAAAGTTTGAGACAGTTGATTTTGTCATGTGCATCTCAGACAAGGACAACTTCCGTAAGGAGATCTACCCTAGCTACAAGGGCAACCGAAAGGGTGTCCGCAAACCTGTAGGCTACAAGGCCTTGGTTCAGTGGACTAGGGACACCTACGTCACCCACACCGAGCCTTTTCTGGAAGCCGACGATGTCATGGGCATTCTAGGTACAACTCCAGACAGCAGCACAATCATCATTAGTGACGACAAGGACATGAAGACCCTACCTGGTCGGCTGTTTCGGCCCGTGACTAATGAAAGCCTGACAATCACTCAGGAGCAAGCAGACAACGCTTGGTATCTGCAGTGCCTGACTGGTGACAGCACAGATGGGTACGCTGGTATGCCTGGTGTTGGTCCTAAGACAGCTGAGAAAATCCTTGGTTCAAAGCCTACTTGGGAAACTGTTTTGAATGCCTACGTGGCCAAAGGGATGACCAGGGAAGATGCCCTCCTTCAGTCTCGTTTGGCTCGGATCCTTCGGTACGACGACTGGGATCAAAAGACATCAACCCTACATCTATGGGAGCCAGAGAATGTCTCAAGACTCAGTAAATAGCCCACCTCACTACAACAGTGGGCCTATCGAATGCATTGATGCAATGACCGCCATGGCTAAAGGCAGCGGTGTATCAGATCACCCTGCCTACCTGTGGCAAAACTCCTTCAAGTACCTTTGGCGGTGGCCTCACAAGACCAAGCCTCTCGAAGATCTACACAAGTGCCGTTGGTACTTAGATCGCCTTATCTCCCAAATTGAACAAGAAAATATGAAAGACGACAAATGATCCGTAATAACTCAGACCAAGACTATGGCCCAAAGATCTCTATCTCAGAAGAGATCCACGCCATGAAGTACCGTTCCAAAGGGGAGACGTTCAAAGAGGCGATGTCACGTGTAGCCAATGCCCTCAAAGACAGTGACGCACATTTTGATACACTCAAGCATATCTTGTACAACCAACGCTTTCTACCAGCGGGACGTGTGCAAGCTGCCATGGGTGCGCCGCGGACAGTGACGCCCTACAACTGCTTTGTGTCCATGACTATTGAAGACAGCATGGACGGCATAATGGCTGCTGCATACAACGCTGCAAAGACCATGCAGATGGGCGGTGGCATTGGGTATGACTTCAGCACACTTCGCCCCCGTGGTGCCCTGATCAAGAGCCTTGACAGCCGCTCCAGTGGGCCAATGTCATTCATGGGTATCTTTGACGCCGTGTGTAAGACTATTGCGTCTGCTGGCCACCGTAGAGGTGCACAGATGGGTGTACTCCGTGTGGATCACCCAGACATCGAAGAGTACATCTCTGCAAAGAACAACAGCACAGAACTTACACAGTTCAACATCTCAGTGGGTGTGACTGATGCCTTTATGCTTGCTGTCAAGGGCGACACAGACTTTGACTTAGTCTTTGAAGGTCAGGTCTACAAAACAGTACGCGCAACAGCACTCTGGGATCAGATCCTACGATGCACGTGGGACTGGGCTGAACCAGGCATCTTGTTCATTGATCGTATCAATCAGAAGAACAACCTGCACTACTGTGAGACCATTGCAGCAACCAACCCCTGTGGTGAGCAACCACTACCACCAAATGGCGCATGTCTGCTTGGGTCGTTCAACTTGGTGAAGTACGTCAAGACCGACAGTAAGACTGATGGTTACTACTTTGACTTCAAAGCATTAGCTGAAGACATCCCACATGTCGTCCGCGCTATGGACAACGTGGTTGACCGTGCGTCTTACCCCCTTCCAGCCCAAGAAAAGGAAGCCAAAGACAAGCGGCGGATGGGCCTGGGTGTGACTGGTGTGGCTAACGCTATCGAGGCGCTGGGCCATGAGTTTGGCTCCACTTACTTCATGGATGTATTTGAGAAAATCATGCTCACCATCCGCGATGGCTGCTACCGTACATCTGTTGATCTTGCTATCGAGAAGGGTCCGTTTCCCTTGTACGACAATAAGTTGCTCGACAGTGCTTTTGCCAAGACACTCCCCGATAACATCCGTGAACTGATCGCAACACATGGTCTCCGCAACAGTCATCTATTGTCTGTAGCACCCACAGGAACCATCAGCTTGTCTGCTGACAATGTGTCATCAGGTATCGAGCCTGTGTTCTCACACTTCTATGACCGCACCATCCAGACTTTCGATGGACCGCGGATCGAGCGGATCGAGGACTACGGCTATCGGGACTTTGGGGTCAAAGGGAAGACTGCAGACGAACTGTCTGTGTTTGACCATGTCGCCGTACTCAATCTTGCATCTCACTATGTAGACAGTGCTTGTTCTAAGACCTGTAATGTCGGTGACGATGTAACCTGGGAAGAGTTCAAGGCGGTCTACATGGCGGCTTATGACGGTGGATCTTCTGGCTGCACAACCTTCCGAGCATCGGGAAAACGCTATGGCATCTTGAATGCTGCGACATCTGAGATGGTCGTGGAAGAGCCTGTGGAAGAACCAGACAGCACGGTTGACGAGAAAGAGGGTGGCGCTTGCTACTTCGACCCATCGTCGGGCCGCCGTAGCTGCGAATGATGAACACTGGTGGGGGCTTCGGTCCCCACTGCCATATCAACTAGGGAGAGTAATAAAATGCAAGTAACATACAAAGGCCATATGGGTAGCGACTTAGAGGTCGTTAATGCTGCCCGTGTCAGTTTCTCAGGTGAAAGTGATTGGGACGATGTGAGGTACCCTAAGTTAAAACCCAAAGACGAACACCTTATCAAGTTCCTAGCCCGTGGGTGTACCACGAAAGACTGGGATGAACTATGTAACAGTGTCTCACTAGCAGGTCGTGATGTTAGCGAACTGTATGATGGTGAAACAGCAGACGAGGCACACGATAAACTCCTAGAACTCCTCAACCACGTTAAGCGCATGCCTAGCCATTGGGTTCCATTCGCTAACGGTGGTCAGATTAAGATGCACTTCAAGGTGCCACTGTTCGTCGCCCGTCAACTCCAGAAGCACACAGCAGGGTTTAACCCTTGGTCTGAAGTGTCTCGTCGGTACGTTGATAGCGACCCTGAGTTCTACTTGGCTAACTTTAGGGGGCGGTCTGAGGATAAGAAGCAAGGTTCTACAGGACCAGTTTCAGAGGATCAACAGCAACGTACATGGTATGACTTTGACAGGGTAACTACAGGCGCAATAAACGCCTACAGGAACGCATTAGCCGATGGAGTAGCCCCTGAGCAAGCCCGTATGGTGCTGCCTCAGAGTATGTACACAGAGTTCGTGTGGTCAGGCAACTTGTACGCTTGGACCTCACTGTACAACACCCGTTCATGGGGTGACAGCCAAGCCGAGACAGCCAACGTAGCACAGCAGATCAAGACAATCGTTGAGCCATTGTTTCCTGTGTCGTGGCGGGAGTTAACCCAATGATGGAAGCATATTCTGCATACCAATCCTGGTTTTATAAACACGACGACAGCGGCCACTCATTTGAGGACCACATCAATTCTATGACCCTTTACGAACTTATGGAAACCCTAGAAAGATGGAGTTAACCCAATGACTATGCGGGATAAGATAGAAGAAATTATTTTAGAAAAAGTTTACGTTGATGGGTCAGGGGAAATGCTTGGAGGTGAAGCCGCCGACGCCATCCTAGCCGCCCTGCCACCATACATGGTTGCGCCGTTGGTGTGGCCTGCTTTTGACCCAAGCGAGCAAGTATATCAACAGGCTGCACCCCTGCTTTATCGTGACACCTACGCTTTAAGAGGCACGAACAACACAGGATGGAACGCCTATTATGGGCGGCAAATGATAAGTCCTATGTTTTCGTGCCACCTACAAGCGCAAGCCGCAGCCAACGACCACCACGTATCTCAGATCATGGCCACGTTTGGCCTGACGCCACAGGAGGGCGTGTAGCAATGTATGATACATTCGCAGAACTAGGGTACAACGTAGGCGACATGGTGCGCTGTGTTGATGAGGGAAGCACTGGGGTTTATGAGACTGGCAAGGAATACGTGATTGATAGCTACAGGGAAACCCCAGCCGTTGACGGATTATACAATGGATACAGCGCATCATGGGAACTGGTATCACGCGCAGGATCAACAGACGCAAATGACGAATACCTAATCTGGGGTGACATGACACCGGAGGCGCAAGGTGCTTTGCTGCTGGCCGAACACAATGGTGCAGTTGTCCAAGAATGGAATAACGGGTGGAAGTTGTGGCAGATCACGGATTGCTCAAGACGGTACAACGACACACAATACCGTGTAAAGCCTGCGGACCCTGTTGTTGTGACGTATGAACTCTTTAGCAGGCATGGGTTTTTCTGGAGTCTCTTCGTACACGAGGAAGACACAAACAAGATGACTTACAACATGATTGACGGTGTGGTTGATTGCGCTTCGGTTAGAATGATGGAGATCAACAGTTTATAACACTAGAACTCTAATGGTAAGTCGAGGGGCGGCGCGACCACATACAGTGGTACATCAGACCCGCCCCTCTGGCGATCACCTAAGAATACTTAAGTAACCACTTAGGTTATGTATGATAGACCTAAAGACGCCACCAAACAACATGAACAAAGCGCATACAAACAGTGACCACATGATCAACATATGCCTCTAAATACTTCCTGTGACCCTACGGAGGAACACGGGTTAAGTGTCACACACTGTCTAAAGACTACAGCCACCAGTATCCATTGGTCACCTCTCCCGCTCAGATGTCGATTACCCAACATGACAGATGAGGACTGATGGATACTGCTGATTGTAGTTTGTGATGTCTCAATAGACCTGAGACCTGAGACCTAAGAGGTACTCAAGAAACAATCACGATTGAATATAAATTGAATTAAACATGGATGAAGATCCTAGAACAACTGATGCAGACTGATGTCTGCTTGGTGTCTGACTGATGATAGCCATCTGTCTGACTGATGATATCTGATGTCTGACTAAGGCTAGCTGATGTCTGACTGATGTTGGTCATCTGCCTGACTGATGTCTGACTGATGATAGCTGATGATAGCTGATGATAGCTGATGATAGCTGATGATAGCTGATGTTGGCGTTGGTTGATGTGGACTTAGGTAGACTTAGGTAGACTTGGGTAGACTTGGGTAGTCCCGATTTGTCTTTAAAAGAAACAGTGTCAGCCAGACAATATTTTCTAATGCCTAATGTCTTGGGATTACACGATTGATACCCCCACCCCCTATGGTCATCTGATACTACATCAGTTGACCTGTGTTATCCCATGTTATCAGTATCTTAGGTGTCTATTGCCCTGTCAGTAAGCCTAATCAATCAATATCATTTAGGTTCCCTGGGTCTTTTTCTGACCCCCCGTACCCTACAGCAGATCAACACTTCAAAATCTGGGGTAAAGACTCGGGTTGTTGTTGTTGTTCTGCCTCTCGTAAACAGGGGTCCACCCCAGACCACGCCAGCAACACAAAGGTCACCACCCATGGAAATCATGATTTTTACCCCAGCAACTGGGAACTGCTTACAGATCTTCCCCTCGCTGAACTTATACTTCCAAGAAGATGACAACATGCTGTCCACCACACACCACCTAGAAGCTGTCGAGATCGGATGGTTCGGTTTTAGTCTGTGGTTTGCCAAGGCTGGCTACTAAAGAGGCCTAGCCCTCCCCCTATTATTTCATAAAGGATGCCCACAGATGGCCCTAGAAGTTGGAACCCACATCAGTGACCTGGAGCAGACCAATCCAGTGTCCACAGATGGCCTTGGCCAAGCTGATGACCACATCCGTCTTATCAAGAAGACTATTTTAAACACCTTCCCAAACATCACTGGTCCTGTGTTAGCTACCCAAGATGAACTCAATCTCATTGATGGCATCTCGGCAACCACTACAGAACTCAATAGCCTCGATGGCTATACTGGGGATGTCTCGGATTTCAACAAGCTGGCGAGTGTCACAGCCACTGCCCTGGAGTTAAACACTCTAGATGGCCTTACGGCTACCACAGCTGAGATCAATAAGTTGGATGGGGTCTTAGCTACCACAGATGAGATCAACAAGTTGGCTGGTATCACAAGTTCTACTACAGAATTGAATCAACTAGATGGTTATAGTGGTAATGCTTTGGACCTCTCGATACTGGCGGGTGCCGCGGCAGCTGGTGTCTCCTCTACAGAGTTTCGTCGTATCAATGGTGTTACCAGTGACATCCAGACCCAGCTAGATGCCAGGTTGTCCAAAAGTGGTGGAACCATGACTGGGACATTGAACGTCCCTACTGCGAATATTGTCACAGTGGACTTGGGCCAATGGACTGTGACTGAGGTCTCTGGTGTTCTTAGGTTTTATGTAAATGGTGTTGGTAAAATGAAGATGGACGCATTTGGTAACCTAACTGTTGTTGGGGACGTGACTGCCTTTGGATCATTCTAATGGGTATCACAAGCAACGGCTTAGTAAGCATGTCTGCCCTCCGTACTGAGTACAAAGACGGATCTGGGGCTGTGTCTATGTCCCAACTTAACCGAGGTGGCGGCCATGTACCCACAGGCGGCGCACGTAACTCAGCAATCCCCACTACAGATAACAACCTAGCATTTTCTAAGTACCGCAACACGTCCAAGACTGTGTCTGTCGGCTATGAGATCATTGGTGCTGGTGGCGCTGGTGGCTTCGGCGTTAGTGACGGTGGCTCAAACTTTAAAGGCACTTTTGGCACCACTGGTGGGTCTAGTGACATCAAGGATGGGTCTACCACCCTAGTAACTGCCCCAGGGGGCCGTGGGGGTGAAAACTGTGGAGGCCCAAAGGGCACTGCTGGTACTGCTGGTCAGTCTAGTCACTATGGCCCTGGCGGCGCTGGTGGTGCCAGAAATTCCGCTGGCCTTAATGCTTCTGGCTTTGGTGCTGGTGGCGGCGGCGGTGGTGGTGACAATGGATCTACCTACGACGAAGGTGGCCACTCTGGCGGGGGTGGACGCGCTGCGACTAGGCTCACTGGTTCTTTAACATTGTCCTATGACACCCAGGTCACACTAAAAGCCGCTGTTGGTAGTGCTGGTGCAGGTTCGGTTTTTCGTGCTGGTTCGGGGAAAAGTGGCTACGTCAGGATCACTTGGGACGGTAAGTCCCAATCAGCTGCCTCAAGCACAGAGGTATATACTATAAATTAAGTCAGGATGCGGATGTCTATAAATCTTTATGCCTTTAATGGCTACTCCGCAGCCCTAGACAACCTGCAAGACACCCAGCTGGACATGACATTGGAATTGATCTGGTCTTACCGAAGCGGGTCTCTTTCTGTGTGCTGGGTGACTGAAGACCTAGACACATTCATAGAAGTCATTGGTGGTTCCGCTCCAGAGGTAATTACCAACAGCCACTCAAATCGTTACTTTGTAGACCTCGAAAGTCTAGATCAGGGTAATACTCGGATATACATCGACAGCCCAAATGCTGATGAGGTTCTCATTGGATACTCTTTCTCAGATCTTTCACAGTCAGCAGATCCATTAGAATACAAAATCTACAAACGTGGCGAAGGTAAGACTTTAGTCATTGATAGGTACACTGGTTCTGGCTCCCTCATCTCTAGTGGTGAAGGCGAAATCCAAACTGACATTAAAGAAGACTGGGGCGGTCCCATGTCTCTCTATGACATCTGTGTAGGCCAGCCTGGTACTCTTCGGGTTCTTAAAAAGACCAAGAAAGACCAAACCTATTTGCGCTTGACTGGATATTAATATGCCAAATTTACCAATACGGGATCTAGGGGCTATCGGTGTCATTACAGACATAGACCCATTTAACCTCCCGTTTAACGCATTTACCCGCGCCAAGAATGTTCGCTTTGTAAACAAGAGTATTGAGCATGCTCCAATCTTCCGTGAAGTCATTGAACTTGGATCTGATGATAACCCAGCATTCGTGCACGGCCTTTTTACACAAGACGGGTATGACACAACCCTTGTGGTCACAGACACATTCAAGATCTTAGAGATGCAGAACGCAGCCACCACCACCGTCTACACTGGTTCTGCCCCTGCTAACATTCGGCCCTACACAGCTTGTTCTTTGGCAAACATTGAGTACATCAATCGCAGCGATAGGGCACCAGTTTACCGTGGGCCAACTGACACAAATTTCAGCGTACTGTCTAACTTTGTGCCAAGCGCAAGCTGTGGTGTCTTGCGTTCTTATGGTGATTTCCTAATTGCCTTAAACATGACAGAAGATGGCGTATCATTACCCACCCGTGTTCGGTACTCAGACCTGGCGCTATCTAACCAAATCCCATCGACCTGGGATGCTACAGATTTAACGAACTCAGCTGGTTTCAATGATATTGTTCAGATGAAGACCCCAATCGTGGATGGTCTGGCTCTTGGTACTAACTTTTTCATCTACTCGACTGATCAGGTCTGGCAGATGGAGTTTGTTGGCGGCAGATTTATATTTAACTTCCGCAAAGCCTTTGGTGGTTGTGGGGTCATCAATTCAAACTGCATTACTGAGCATGAGGGCAAGCATTTTGTCTTTGATAATGATGATATTTATATGCACGATGGGCTTTCAAGAACTTCCATTTGTGACAAGCGTGTTCGCAATTACATCTTCTCATCTCTTGATCAATCCAAGGCCTCTAAGTGCTACATTCAGCAAAACAAAGAACTAGAAGAGATCTACTTCTGCTATCACTCAGGTGATGACCTTGCCCTGTATACTGATGGGGACTTTTGCAACCGAGCCGCGGTTTACAACTACAGATCTGACACATGGTCATTCATGGATCTCCCAAATACTATTTCTGGGACAACATCTAACGTAAACACCGTTGAAACTTATGACGTATCAACTCTTAATTACAATCAGACTGGTGGTACATACCATGAACAAGAAAGCCAATTTGCCCAGTTTTCTTTAATGGTTTCTCGCGCTTACACAGGTGCATATGAGACCATATCCAAGAACCGTGTACTTGGTGTCGATCTTGCAAACAAAGGTAAACTTGCCAGGCCTTCAGTCGCGGAGTTCAACTTTCCTTTAGTTGCCGAGCGTGTTGGGATCGACCTCGATGAGGCTCAGATTCCTTTGTTTGGGTACAAGGTCATCAACCGAATTTATCCACAGGCAAGCACTGTTAGTCCTGACCCAGAAATACAATTTGAATTTGGGGCATCTGACCTTGCAACTGAGGTATCTCAATACCAGTCCCCCATCACTTTTAACATGGCAACAGAGTATAAAGTAGATACCCGAATGTCAGGTCGTTACCTCAGTTACAAAGTCAGCACTGCGGTTCCAAAAGACTTTACATTGAGCGGTTTTGACCTTGACCTTCAACTTGTCGGGAGGCGCTAGCATGTCATTAGAAGATAGAACCGACATCCTCATCCGCAACTACACTCGTAGGCCTAATCCCCAAAACGTAGAAAGTCTGGTTCTGTTTATCAGTGAGGAACTGAAGACCTTGGAACTTAGCATACAGTCAATTGCAGATGCTACCCCTCAAGCTACTGACACAGCTCCTAAAGGCCCACGTAGGGGCATGGTACGCTATGCCGTAGCCCCTTGGGATCCAATCTCCAACGGCTACTCAGGCCTTGTTGTCTACAATGGCTCTGCTTGGGTCCAAGTATAGGAAACACAATGCGCGAAGATCTCCACATCCGTTCAACCCTCATGGGAATGCAGCGGATCATGGAGGACGGGGTCAGCAAAGGTATCTTTGAAGACAGCACTGACCAGTTTTCTCTCAAGCACTACTTCACCCCAGTCAGCGAAGAGTATGGGTGTGCCCAGTATGCCAGGGAACTGTTCATGCCAGCTGGTATGGTCTGCATGGGTAAGCTACACAAGCTGCCACATCTCACTTTCTTGACCAAAGGGCGTATGATCATTGTCTCTGAGAATGGTGGCCGCCAAGAATTGGTTGCCCCGACTACATTTGTCTCCCCAGCGGGATCCAAGAGGGCATTCCATGTCCTAGAGGACTCAATCCTGACTACGGTACACATAACAAAACACAACACTGAGGCTGAAGTCCCCTTAATCGAGGATGAAGTCATTAGCCCAACGTATGGGGCTATGGGTCTCGAAGAGCCAGATATCACACTTCTGGAAAACTTCTTGTCAGACCCTTCATCAACAGAAAATGAGGAAGAATAAATGGCTTTTATTATGGGTGCCATCATTGGTGGTGGCTTGGGCCTCATCGGGGCTAACCAACAACGCAAGGCTACAGACAGGCAAACTAAAGCATCTATGGCTGGCTTTAGGCAGTATGAGCCATACGTGGACGGGATGCTTAATGGCAGCCAGAGTGCTTTAGACGCACAACGGACAGCTGGCTACTATGGCGGACCTACATATGCTGGCCCAAACGACATGCAGATTGGAACCGCAACTGCAATGGGCCAGAATGGCAACAACATGATGGGTTCTGGTGCTGCAATGATGGGTCAGAACTCTGGTTTTGGTACAAACGCCAACGATCTGTATTCTGGTGCTATGACTAACGCTGGGAACATCCAGGGTTACGCGGGTAACTTCAACGACATCTATGGTCAGCAGCAAGGCGTAGCTTCTAACCAAGGTAGCATAGCAGGTCAGATCCAAGGCACATCTGGGAACTTTAACACCCTAGCAAACCAACAGGCTGGCCTCACTGGTCGCTTCACAGGTCTAGCAGATCAAGCCCAGAACACAGATTACCTTGGTAATGCAAATGCATATGCCCAGGCAAACTCTCAGCCACTTGTTGATGCAGCCCTTCGTGATGAGCGGCGTAACCTACAAGAGAATACCCTGACTGGCATTGATATGGCGGCCTCTGGGTCTGGTAATATGAACTCAAGTCGCGCTGGTATTGCAGAGGCGGTTGCCAACCGTGCCTTTGATGACCGTGCAGCTGATGTCCGCTCCCAGATCAACTCTGATCTCCGCCAGGACAGCCTAGCGCAGCAGAACGTCCAGTTTGGTCAGGCTAATGCAGCCCTCGGTAACGCTGGTACGTCTATTGCAGGGACTGGGTCTCAGTTTGGCGCTGGTGTGAATGCTCTGTCAGGTGCGTCTAACGTCTATGGTTCGCAGGGTAGTTCCCTAAACAGCGCAGGGTCCGCAGTAACTGGTGGCATGAATGCTTATGGTAATGCAAATGATGCGCTGAACACCGCTGGTGGTTTCAATAACCAGATCAGTAACGCCTACAACACTGGCATGAACACCATGCAAACTGGTGGCTCTATGGCCATGAACGCTGGTGGGATACTGCAAGGGTATGACCAGGCCCAGATGGATGCTGACCGTGGTGCCTTTGAAGGCAACCGAGACTACGACATGGGTGTCTACCAGAATTACAACGCTGGTATCTTGGGCCGCGCACCAAACAGTAGCCAGAACACTCAGGTGAATAGTACGTCCGCAGCTGCTGGGATGATGGGCGGTGCGATGCAAGGTATGGGCTTCCAAGACCAGTTCTTTGGTGGCGGCCAGCCAATGTACCAGTCAGTTAGTGGCCCCATGGCGACAACGGGTGTACGGCCACCAATGGGGAGACCACAATAATGGATCTTTCTCTCATCTTTAATGACCCCGCACACCAGCAGCTTGCCTCAATGCGAGGCATGGGAATGCAAGATTATGTGTCAAGCATGGATCCCCGTGCACTAGAGGCCAACCTTGCAAATCTTAGCCGTGGCCCAGCTGTCTACAACACGCAGAGGAACGTTGATACTTCTATGGGTGTAGGGGCCAATAGTGGTCGCCACGCCTCTATAACCACACCTGATAGCCCAATTACAGCAGGGATGTTGTATTCCCCAAACCAACCACAGTTCACACCACAAGGTGGGATGTCACCAGGTGCTTTAGCTAATCCAGATAGCCTTTCTTCACAGTCAGCCCCAGGGAGCCTACAGGCACCCTTATTGGACGTTATGCCTAACACTGGTATCATGTCACAGCCCAACACTGCCCCTACGATGCAGCCTAACAATGTCCCTACGATGCAGCCTAACAGTGGTGTTCTAACATCCGGTGGTGTTGGTGCAACTCAAGGTGCCCTGACATCAGGCGGCGCTGCTCCAGTAGCCCCACGCCCCAACTCTGGCTCCTCTTCTGGAGTACGCCAGTCCCCAACCAACAACACGGCCAATGCTCGTAAGAGTGGCATGCCTGACATGCGTATTGGTCGTATGGAACAGTTGGGCCGCATGGGTTCTGCCATGCTTGGTTCTGCTGGTGATGGCCTTCTGGCATCGATGTCGGCTGGTGGTGACGCCATGTACGCAGTGAATGATGAAAACCGCGAAGCACAGATGTCAGAATATGAGAACTCAGAGCGTCTACGCCTTGAGGAAGCCCAGCGCCGTGCAGCCGCATCGGCCCGTAGTGGCTCTGGTGGTGGTGGATCTGGTGGTGGCTCTGGCAACGCTAGTATGCTATCTTCTGCAGCCGCTATCAAACTTCGTGATGTTGATACTGCTCTGCAGGGTCTTGATGACTATGATGGCGTAGTGGGTATGGGTTACTGGTTCAACGTAGGTTGGGACAAAATAACTGATGGCCAGCGGCAGACAATTCGACAAAAGATTGCACGTGTTAAAGTTGATGCCACACTTGCCAATACCGCTTTAACTAAAGGCGCTATCTCAGACAGTGAAATGAAAATCTTTATGTCAGATCAGCCTTCTTGGACTGATGGTGAGAACGCTTGGCGTCAGTGGCTCTCAGAGTATCGCGGTGCCCTTCTAACTATGAATGCAAACCTTGCATCTGGTGCCACTCCCTATTTGAACCAAGTTGCCCCTAGTGGCCAACCTACAGGTCCAGCCCCTGCACCTACAAATAGCACAACCACAGACTTTAGTGCTGCGGATGCCCTCGTATTTGGTGGCTAACTAAAAATCACAATAAAATCTAAGGATAAGGTATGGCCGAAACTGATCGTTTGGGTGCGTATTCCAATTGGCTTGTCACCAACAAAGACAAGCAAGGTACGCCAGAGTTTGAAACCGTAGCCAATTCATACCGCAGCCTTAGAAAGCAACCAGGCGGTATTAACCCAGACACTGATGGCCCAATGGAGGGCTTTGGTGCTGCATTCAAATCTGGCATTGATACCCCACTCGAAAACATTGGTGAGACACTTGAGGCGGTAGGTGCAACTGACGCTGGTGCAAACCTTCGTGGCCTAACAGATGCACCAGAAGGATATGCGTCTGCGTCCGAGCGTTTCATCAATGACCCAGCTGGTGGAGACAAAGGGTTTGGCTTTCGGTATCTTCCAAAAGCAGTAGTGGAACAAGCTGGTCAACTGGGTGGATCTCTTGTCACCCGCGCTGGTGGTGCAGCCATTGGCGCTGTAGCAGGTAGCGTTATCCCAGGTGCAGGTACAGTTGGTGGTGCAGCCGTTGGTGCCTTTGCTGGCCCTGCACTTTTTGAGTCCATCCAAGTTCTTGGGCCTGTTGCAAATGCACGTGCACGTAATGACGGGCGTGACAAACCCAACCTCGAAGACTTCGTGATTGCTAGTGGTACTGCCGCTGGCATGGGTGCCCTTAACGCCATTGGTGTCCGTGGTGGCTCTGGCTTTACCAGTGCGCTTCGTGAGGGTGGTACAGAAGCCCTGCAGAGCGTCACAGAGCAAACAGGCTCCACAGTAAATACCGAATCTGGCCTTTCTGTAGACCCACGCCAAGCAGTTGGCGAAGGTATCATTGGTGGCGCTTCTATGGGTACAGTTGGTGCCGCTAGGGGTGCCATAAACCGTGCATCCCCATCTCCACGCGAAGATACTCCAGAGGCCCGTGCAGAGGCTACCTTTGCCCAGCGCATCCAGCGTACTGCCGAGCGTGGGGATCTGAATGGCACCCCATTTAATCTTAAAGATGTTAATACAGCGTCACAAAATGGTGTACGTGCTTTAATAGATGCTACCCACACTAACATAGTCGGTGAGATAGCTTCTGAAGCTAAGGTTTTGAAAGACCTACTGAACCCAAAAGATACTGACGCATTTGATGTTGTATTTGGTAAAGTGCAGGCCCAGGTCGGTCTAAAAATGGCCAGAAACAAAACCAAGTCAGTAGTGACAAAAGATAATTTTGATGCACTGGAAGGTATCGTCGGGGGGACTGTTGAAGGCCAAAACCTCATAAACCTGGTGCGGGAAAGCCAAGTCCTTACCAAGATCCACAACGATGGGTACAAAGGTGGATTGTCCCAATACACAGATATAGCCAACCCACTTGATGGGGCACAAAATACATACAACAGTGCCGCTCAAGTTGCGCGTACAACCCTTGGTCCACTTGCAACTGCTACAGCTGCATACTCAACTGGTCTCACCTCGATCCCAATCCAAGCTGGTATTGTTGGCGCTGGCCGAGGCCTCGACGCAATCACAGGTCGCCGCAGCCGCCTCAATCGCTTCGTAAAGCAAAACGCAAACAACCCAGGCATTGATACCCAAAGTGGCTTACCTTCGATCCGCCAAGGTCGTATTGATGATGCTACTGAAGCAGCGCGTCTTGAAGAAGCAAATGCGGCCGTACAGCAAGCCCGTACAGATGCACTGAAGCGTACAAACCTAGATCTGGCCAGAAAGGGTGCTCCACCAATACCCACTAGCCCACAGGGCACCGTAGAAGCTGCTACAGGTCTAGACCGAAGTGGTGTTGCGCGTATCATGCGTGTAATCCAAGCCACCAATCAAGACCCCCTTATTCAGAACGCGATTGAAGGTTACCAAGGCAGTGTAGCAGTCGGTGGTCGCACCCCAGACATCAACCCCTTGATCCGTGCAATCAACCAGATGGTCGAAAGCCAACCTGCATTTAAAGCAATGCGTGTTCGTGAGCCAGACACAGGAAATGCACAGGCTGCACCTATTGCACCTACCCAGGCAAACTCAGAGAACTACCAACGTGGTATTGATGACAACAAGGCAATGCTCCAGGATCTCAAGGATGGTGCTAAGACTGACCCAACGATGTCCAAGGTGGACAAGGCAAAGGTCTTAGGTGCTCTCGACCAGCTGGGGATGAACTTAGGTTCCAACCCTGGTACCAAGGTCAATGAGATCATGGGTAAACTTCAGAGTGTAGAGCCTGACGCTGTGGCTCAATATGTCGAACCATATGTCATGCGCGTTATGGGTCAGCAAGACGCAGCCCCACGTAACTCGGCACCTGGTCCAGAGTTCACTTCTGAGGGTGCTCTTGGGTCACCCACCCCTGTTGTGCATGGCCAAATTAAAGCTAAAGGCACCAACCACGGACTTCTACCACACCTACGAGTAGACGCCCCGTCATCCCGTGGTGGTAAGGCTCTTGTCCTGTCTGGCACGAACAATAAAAACGCATCCCGTCAAATTGATGGTATTGATGAAGTTCTTAGTCGTCACCCTGATCCAGCGTCTTCCGCAGATGCCTGGGCCTCAATGATGGGTGATGCTTTAGCCACTAATGATGTACCAGTACAGCCGAATGGGTTTATTGATGACATCAACAATGGTGGTGCTCAGAAACTACTTTCCAAACTAACTGACGGCCAGATTAAAGACGCTGATCATGGTTTTGAAAACGCAGCTGAATTTCGCCGTGCATATGTCAATGGTGAGATTAGTATCGAGGACACTGGTCGCCTGTTCTTGTGGTCTTTCTTGTCGAGAGGTGTCAGCCCCTATACTCAAGAAGGCCTCTTTATTGATGCCTTTGATGGCATTGATCCTTGGATGAAGGCAGCCGCAGGGGGTGATTTTAATCCCGAAAATACAAGGATTGTTTACCCAGATCTTGGCACTGCAAAAGAATTTAGCCAGGTTTTGTTTGATCGTGCTCTGCAAGCATGGGAGACATCAAGCGCAAAAATTAAGGCTAAAACACCCAAACCACAGAAATCCGATACTGCGTTTAAGGTTGAGCAGCGGCCAGATGGACCCGCTGTTACATATAAACAATGGGCATCTACAGCAGCACCAAAGGGCAGTGGTCAACCAGGTGCTGGCGCAGCACACAATCTGAACGCTTATGGAACCTTGTTTCTAAAGAAAATGTCTCAGGATGCTGGTTTAGGGGATGGGAGATCACGTCTACAGGTCATCCATGACATGATGTCCGATCCAAATACTACTGGTAAAGGAATACGCCGACAGTTCATGCGGATGGGTGAAGGTGTGGGGATTGATAATAAGGTTGTATCATTCACACTGTTGGTTGCTGGTTTTGATGATGTGATGGTTCTTGATCGTGTCCAGATGCGTCAGATGTGGAACGATGGGCGATTTGATGGTATCAACCTCTATGATGGCTATAAATCTAAGAATAAGCCCGTCACAGGTTCAGCACTTTCTAGCTTAACCTATGGGGCACGTGGTCTTTTAATTTATGAAGCTATGGAGCAATCACTTGCGTCCAGACTACCTAAAATTTACCAAGATTTAGGCCGACCAGAGGCAGCATCTGTAGGTCGATACCACTGGGAAACATGGGTAGCCTCATCTGAACAAGAGGCGTCACACGCAACTATTGATGCAATTCTAGCCCGTGCAAAAGGTGACCCAAACCCGCTTGATGGTGTAACAGCTAAAGAGGGTGAATATGGTGCATATGCTTATGGTGCGAGATATGGTATTGAAAATAACCAGTCAGCATTTACATATACAGTCCCAGGATACGGTGATTTCAAATTTAGTGTCCCACAGTTCCAAACCTTTCTTGAAGATATTAAGAAAGCAAAGAGCAACGTGGTTCCCGCTAAATTTAGGGTAACCGATAGTGGAAACGCACCTTGGTACACACGTGATGGCGTCAACCTTGATGCTCTAGCAGAAAAGGCAAAAGAACATGGCAAGCAAGTTCGAGCAACTGATGGCGAATTACGGGAAGATCAAAACCCTTCCAATGGACGCCCCGCTACCACCGCTGGCGGACAAGCAAGGCAGTCAATCCCAGGAGGCATCCTCACCCAAGGAGGAGCCAATCCGTCAAACAATCTCGTCCGAAGCCGTGATCCAGAAGTTTCTGAAGTAAAACAAGAGACGCCCCTGGTTAATGCCTCTATTGAGATTGGCTTAAAGGGATCAGAGTTTGAGAATGGCATCAAGGACATGGCGGGTGTTGAAAAACTCGCTGCGGCCTACGGTGTTGTTCTGAAGTTCTACAACTCCAACCCTGAGATGCTCCAGGCGGTGCCTAGTGCTGCCCAAGGTGCTATGGGTGCCTATACCCCCCGTTCCAAGACTGTACACGTCGTGAGTACTGGCGACATCCAAGAACTGATTACAGCACTCCATGAGACGCTACATGCCGTAGGTATGGGGAGCCTCAAGACGGGGAACTTCCTTGGTGAGGCAGATACAGTCAATGGCCTAACAGGGCAGCCTGACAAAGCAGGTATTGGTAGTCTTGAAACCTATATGGACTTCATATTCGGCAAGGGTAAATCCAACCACCTACGGCGCGAAGTCCTATCTGAACTCAAGCACATTCAAGATCGTGCTCAGTTCTCCACTGGGGATGTCCAAGGTCCAATCCGTGGTGCCCAGTCAATGGTAATGATGCTCAAAAAAGCCAAGCGCGACCTTGAGGCTGATGGTCAAAGTTTTGAGGCTCAAAAGGCCAAAGTTCGTAAGGAACTGAAAGACTTTCAAAACTACGAACGGTCGATTGGTGAACTCACAGTTGATGCGCTTGTTCTATATGCACATGACCCAAAAGGTATGAAGCGTGTAGCACCACAGACTGCAAAGGTGATGCGCGAGTTGTTCCGAACCGCTGGGAACAAGAAGATCCAGTTCTACAGCCACCCACTTGCGATGGCTGTTGCAGTTGTCATGGCAATCATGGCCAAGGCTGGCATGGAAGAAGAAGAAGAAAAGCAGCAGATGCCACCAGGGATGCTATCACCTCAACTTGGCATGCTGTCTGCATAAGGAAAACTATGAACAAGACTGTCTTTGACATGGTCGATATCCTCACATGGATCGAGGCCACCAAAGGGTCTACGTTACTATCCCCACAGCAAAAAGATGTCGTCCTGGGGGAGATCTCACGATCTCTCCCCGCGCCTCAAATGCTGTGTCGGACGTGCGTAAAGACCTATCAAATCATTCAAGATATCCTCGGAGGAGAGGCCAATGGGAGCACCCAAAACTCCACGTCAGAAAGCCCCCAAAAAACCCCTAACGCACCCCAAAAAGGGGCACCAAAGCGGCAAAAACAGCTACTTCGCAAAGATGATGCTGACGGAAGAGGGCCGAGCACTCCGCCAAGAGTGGTCAAGAAAAAAGCGTAAGAACGGTGGTAGGCCAATGGGGGCTGTCGATGGGCATACCGCAGAAACACTAAAACCAATCCGAGAACAGTCACAGAAAGATTCAAAAAGGATCGTTGAAATCATGGCAGAAGAATATGGCATTGATGACAGTTATGCCAAAGAGGCTCTCCAAACAGCTGTAGAAATCATGCGTGAACCAGCACAGAACCGAGACAAGCTAACAGCTGCTCGTATGGTCCTGGACTTCACCAAATCTAAACCAACATCAAAATCAGAAGTCACCATCGGTAAAGCCGAAGCCTTCCTCAGTTCGCTCTTGGAGGGCGACACTCAGGAAGAGCAAACAGATGAACCAGACGAAGAATAAACTGAGAGAGGTGCGCTTGCGCCTTCTGAATGACTTTGACTTCTACTCCAAGCACTCACTGAAGATCCGCACCAAATCTGGTGACATCCAGCCCCTCAAGCTAAACAGTGCCCAGACCATCCTAAATGATGCGGTCACTAAGCAGGTTGCTACTGAGGGCAAGGTGCGGGTCATCATCCTTAAGGCACGACAGCAGGGTCTTTCGACCTACGTTGGAGGCTACCTTTACTTCTCCGTGAGCCAACGCCCAGCTGCGAAAGCTATGGTTATCACACACCACTCTGACAGTACCCGTGCCCTCTTTGATATGACCAAGAGATACCATGAGAACTGCCCAGACATCCTCAAGCCACACACGAAATACTCCAGCCGCAGAGAGTTGTCTTTTGACCAGCTGGATAGTTCTTTTGTTGTTGCTACAGCTGGTGGTGAGAGCATTGGTCGAGGTGAGACCCTAACCCACGTCCACGCTTCAGAGATCGCCTTTTGGACAAAGAGTACCGCCCTAGAGAACTGGAACGGTATGACCCAGGCGGTCCCAAACACACCAGGCACAGCCATCTTTGTTGAGAGTACAGCGAATGGCGTCACAGGGGTATTTTATGACCTCTGGAAGGGTGCCTGTGAAGGGACCAATGGGTATGTCCCTGTGTTCATCCCGTGGTTTGCTGATGCGACCTACCGAGAAGATGTGCCAGAGAACTTTGAGCGTACACCTGACGAAGAAGACCTGATCAAAGAGTATGACCTCGATGACAGGCAGCTGATGTTTCGTCGTCGCAAGATTGCCCAGAACGGCCTAGATCTCTTTCGTCAGGAATACCCAAGCTATGCTGAAGAGGCTTTCCTAACCACGGGTCGCCCTGTGTTTAACCTGGAGCCACTCCAGAAGCGCATTGATAACACCGAAGACCTCAAGCAGCGTCTAGCATTAGAAACTGATGAGTGGATGGTAAACCCGCGTGGTGAACTGTCGATCTTTGTTCCTCATGTCAATGGCGAACAGTATGTAATTGGTGCTGATGTTGCGATGGGTGTCCGCGGTGGTGACTACAGTGTTGCCCAGGTTCTCGACAGTAAAAAGCGGCAAGTGGCTACCTGGCGTGGCCATGTCCACCCCGATTACTATGCTCAAGTGCTCTATCATCTTGGTATGTACTACAACGAGGCCCACATCATTGTAGAGAACAACAGCCACGGCATTCTCACGTGCACTAGGCTGGGTAAGGATATGTCCTATCCGAACTTCTACACAGAGGTCCAGATGGACAAGCTGACAGATCGAGAGACTGTCAAACTAGGCTTCACCACAACATCAAAAACAAAACCCCTGATCATCGATGAACTGCGGGCAGCTGTCCGAGACAACGATATTGAACTGAATGACAAGGTCACGATCCGTGAGATGTTAACCTATATCGTCACTGAGAGTGGGGGCATGGAAGCAGAAGGCGGGTGTTTTGATGACTGTGTGATGAGCCTCGCATTAGCTAACCACGTCCATCAGGGCATCTGGGAGCCTATTGAGGCATCCGACAACTATTATATAGAAATGGTCTGAGCATGAAAGATTACAAAAAGCTGGATGACGATGAGATTGCAGTTGTCCTTGATGACTGCATCCGTCGCAGCACTGGCTACTATGACAGCCAGATCTCGCGAGAGCGGAAGAAGGTCGTGGATTACTACAACGCCACCCTGCCCCGCCCAGCGCACGATGGTAACAGTAAGTACGTCTCAATGGACGTCTATGACACTGTAGAGAGCATGAAGGCAGTGTTGCTGGAGACCTTCTCATCAGGACACAAAGTCGTGCGGTTTGCACCACAGAATGCCGACGACACACAGATGGCAGACATTGCCAGTAGTTACGTTGACTACGTTGCTCATCGCCAGAACAACATCTTTGAAGTAATGCAGACCGCCATCCATGATGGTCTCATTGCACGTGCTGGTTTGACTAAAGTCTACTGGTGCCAACAAGACGAAACGACCAACGAGCAAGTCAACCAACTGACTGAAGATGAACTGGATCTGATGCTTGCCCAGCCAAACATTGAGATTGATGAGATTGAGCAAGATGCCACTGGTCTTTTCTCTGGAACTCTAGCGGTCACCCGCGATACTTCTCAGGTAAAAATTGAGGCAGTTGCCCCAGAGAACTTCCTGATTGAACCACAAGCAAAGTCTTTGGATGATGTCAGTTTCTGCGCTGAACGTATGCTCCTGTCTATCTCTGATCTACGTGAGATGGGCTACGATGACGATCTTCTTGATGACATCGGTGAGGGCGAAGAATATTCAGCTGAAACGGATCCAGAGGTTCTTGCTAGGTTTGAAGAAATTGGCGCTGATCAAGGGTTCAGTAGCAACAGCTATCAGGACCAGGTACGCCTGATCACTGTCTATGAGTGCTACGTCCACCTGGACTGTGAGGGCACGGGCATTGCTGAACTCTATAAGATCACCAAGGCTGGTAATGTTGTCCTCGAAAAGGAGAAGGTCAGCCGTAAGCCATATGTCGCTTTCGTCCCACTCCCTGTCCCCCACGCTTTCTGGGGTAACAACTTTGGCACCAAGGTGATCCCAACCCAGAACGCCCGTACAGTCCTGACACGGTCTATCCTTGATCACGCCATGGTCACCAACAACCCACGATATGTGGTGACTAAAGGGTCGCTGACGAACCCACGTGAACTGATTGACAACCGTGTTGGTGGTATCGTCAACGTCACACGTCCTGATGCTATCTCACCTATGCCCCAGGCACCTCTGAACCCGTTTATCTTCCAGACAATCAAGATGCTGGATGAGGACAAAGAGGAGACCACTGGTGTTTCTCGCCTGTCTCAAGGGTTAAACAAGGACGCCATCAGTAAGCAAAACTCTGCTGCTATGGTCGAACAGCTGGCAACCATGTCCCAGCAACGTCAGAAGATCATTGCTCGCAACTTTGCAAACAACTACCTAAAGCCGCTCTACAGTCTCGTTTACCAGCTTGTCGTTGAGAACGAAGATCAGCAGAAGATCGTGGATCTCGCAGGTTCTTTTGTCCAGATTAATCCTGGTCAATGGGCTGACAAACGCGATGTCACTGTAGAAATGCACTTGGGCTACGGTGAGCAAGAGCGTGAGAGTCAGAAGTTCCTGGCCATACACCAGTTGCTGTCCGCTGACCCAACAATCCAGATGATCTACAGCACTGAGCAGAAGTATAAGATGCTGTCCAGGATCATGGAACAAGCTGGGATCGTGAATGCGTCTGACTATCTTAAAGATCCAGCAACGGTACAGCCACAAGCGCCAGACCCTGCACAGGAACTACAGATGGCCATGGCCAAACAGCAACTAGAAATCCAACAACGTCAGACAGCCCTGGGCGAGATGAAGGCACAAAGTGATGCTGAAATTGCCCGTCTGAAGTTGGAACTTGAGAAGGTGAAGTCCGAGAGATCCTTTGCAATCCAGTCGGATGGCATGGACCTTAAAGAAGCCCAACTTGAGCATAAGCGCAGTATTGATACAGCTGAACTTGAGGTTCTTAAATCGGCGGAAGATGTCCGTGCGATTGCAAGCCCAACTGGCTAAAATCAACTACATTAACAACCAAAAGAGGCGGCCCTGAGTGGTCGCCTTTTTGCATTTCCAAGGATGAGCAAATGACCGAAGAAGAAGAGCAAATGTATGCGCTTGGTAACAGCGCCGCTGCACTACTTGACCAAGAGTGTTTCACTAAAGTTGTAAACACACTTACGGAACAATCGTTCCAAACATTCGTCAACACAGACATGGGTGCCCCAGAGAAACGTGAGCGGCTCTACAGCCACTACCGCGGCATTGTTGATGTTGTGGAAACCCTAAGACACTGGGTCTCCGTGCGTGATGAAATCCAAATTAAAGCAGACAACCTGCAAGAGGAGGTAGGACCATGAGTAACGTCCAGAACGCCAACCTTGAACCGCAGTCTCTCAATCTCGATGATGCTGCAGACGCCATTCTAGACCGCTGGTCGGACGCGGAAACGCTATCTGATGAAGAGGACCAAGAGGCAACACCAGAAGTCGTCGATGAGACCGAAGACGACGATGGTGATTTTGACGAAGATGAAGAAGTATCTGAAGACGACGACGATACCGAAGCAGACCCTGACGATGAAACCGAAGACACCGACGAAGATGACGATGAGGATGACGAAGAAGATACTGACGACAAAACTGTTGAAGGTATCACCGACGAAACCCTGATTGAAATTATGATTGATGGCGAGGCTAAACAGGCATCTGTTAAGGATCTTAAGCGACTTTATGGTCAGGAAGCATCTTTAACCCGAAAGTCTCAAGAAGTTGCAACCAAACGAAAAGAGGCCGAAGAGGCCTTGGTTAATGCTGATCACACATATCGTACCTTAATGGAACGTGCGGAGGCTAGGTTTAAGCCTTACTCTGAATTGGACATGCTGGTTGCTAGTCGCAATCTGTCTAATGATGATTTCACCCAATTACGTCAGGACGCCAAAGCGGCAGAGGAAGACCTCAAGTTCCTACGTGAGGAAGCAAACTCCTTCTACCAAAATGCCCAAGGTAGTGCGCAAGCACAGCTACAGGAAGCGGCGAAAGAGTGCTCACGCGTACTAGAAACGGAGATCGAAGGTTGGGGTAATAACCTCTACAACGAAATCCGCTCTTACGCAGTAAAGCAAGGGCTTCCACAGGATCAGGTGGATAAGTACGTGGACCCAGGCGTCATAAAGATCCTTAACAAGGCTCGTATGTATGACGAAATGAAAGCCACAGCTGGCACTAAAAAAGCCAAAGCTGCCATTTCTACAAGTCCAAAATCCAACAAGAAAGTTCTTCGGTCCAAGAAGGCACCAGTCACCCAAGATGAGGGTAATCGGGCACGGATCAAGAAGAGCCAGTCAAAGCTGATGTCCAACACAAGTCGTGCTGGAGATCTTGACGATATAGCTGACGCATTACTCGCTCGTTGGGAGCAATAGCAGTCCAAAACGCCAGTAAGTAAAGGAAAATTACAATGGCTACTTATACAACATACGACCAGGTCGGTAAGGCTGAGTCAGTTTCTGACGTAATCACAAGCATTACACCATCGGACACCCCCTTCCACAGCATGATCAAAGACGAAAAGGTCTCTGCTCGGACGTTCTCATGGCTTGAGGATACCTTGGATGAAGCGGGTTCAAACGCACAAATCGAAGGCGCAGATGCCGCAATGGCAACTCTGACAGATGTGACTGAGCGGTCAAACACGACCCAGATCATGTCCAAGGCGTTCCAGGTATCTGCAACAGCTGACGCCATCAAGACCTATGGCCGTGCAAAAGAAACTGCATACCAGCTTGGTAAAACACTCAAGTCCCTCAAGAAGGACGTTGAATTTGCCCTGGTAGGTTCCAACCAAGCAGCTGTCACTGGTGGTGGATCGACCGCACGTAAGATGGCCACAGTCAGCCAGCAGATCACAAACACAACCGCATCTGCTGACGGTGTTCTGAACGAAGCCAACATCCTGACTGCGGGTGAAGCTGCGTTTAATGCTGGTTCTGACCCCTCGGTGCTGATGATCCGCCCTGCGGATGCTCAGACAATCGCTGGTTATACATCAGCTGCTGGCCGTAACCGTGAAGTCGGTGCGTCCAAGACACTGGTCAACGTGGTAGATCTTCTGGTTACCCCATACGGCGAATACAAAGTGGTATTGAACCGCCACCAGTTGGACGACCGTGCGTTCTTGATCGACCCATCCATGTTCAAGACCTGTACGCTCCGCCCCTTCACTCGCACACTGCTTGCGAAGAACGGCGACAGCGACAAGCACTACATCGTTGGTGAAATGTCTGTGAAGCACAAGAACTTCGCAGACAGTCAAATGATTACTGGCCTGACATAAGTCTCGCCAGACATCAGTTAGCCTTTCACTAGGTTAAATTGGACCCCCAGGGATCTACAGTTTTTTGCTCTCCTTACTGTGGAACCCTGGGGGTTTTTTCTTCAAAGGAGATGAGCATGGCCAAAAAGCCAAATTTACAGGGCGTCAACTTGGACTTCCTAGAGCAAGCTGGTGAACTTGTACGCAAACACACCCAGCATATTTCCCAGGCATTTCTCGACGATCTAAAAGACAGTCGCAATGAAAGTAGCACCAAAAAAGAAGGTGAACTTATGCGTGCCGCGTCGATCCCTGTTGCTGTTGTAGAGCAGTGGACCCGCGAAGGTTTTAACATTTACGAAGCAACTGGCAAAGAGATCATCAAGCGACTGCGTGATCAAAACCTCGATTATTTCTTAGCAACCGACAAGAGGATCTGAATATGTATTCCGACAAAGGCCCATTCAAAAAGTGCAAAGGCTGCAAGACGCCAACCACATGCAAATTGAACGGCAGCTGCCTAAAAAAGGCGGTGTCCAATGGCTAAACCTGGCCTTTACGCAAACATCCACAAGAAACGTGCCGCGGGTAAACCCATGCGGGAAAAGGGTGCCAAAGGTGCACCAACAGATGGCGCTTTCAAAAAGGCCGCTAAGACAGCCAAAAAAAGGACAAGTTAAATGAACAAAGGCCAGATACGTGCCCACTTCAAAGCACTACTGAACCGCTCAGACTGTGTAGACGCCCTGGCCGATACCTTCATTGACCAATCTATCAGTCGGATCCAGCGCCTCATCCGCATCCCTCCAATGGAGAGGCAGCAGGCTTATGCAATCAACTCCCCGTCTCCTCAAGATAGCATAATTCTACCAGCTGATTTCCTTGAGATTATCGACATCTACTTCGACAGCACCTCTTTGTCCCGTGTCCCCATGCGAACCATCTTGGAGATGAAAAAGATCAACGATCTAGGGTCTCCATTGTTCTTTGCCAGAGAGCAAGGGTCGTTGGTTCTATACCCACGGCCCACATCGGGAACTCTCTATCTCAACTATTATGGTCAATTTACGGACTTAATTGCTGATACTGACACTAATGACTTAACCAGTATTGCATCAGATGCGGTGACCTATGGTGCCCTATCGTATGCGGCAGATTATTTCATTGATGAACGCGGGGGTCTTTTTGAACAAAAGCTGAACACATTCCTGTCGGAACTACAGCAGCAAGCAAATGATGCTGAGACATCTGGGACAGTCCAAGCAATCCGCCCAACTACAAATTACCAGGACTAGGATCACATGGCAAAATCTTCGTTTTTCAATGGCACTGGTGTGTCCACCAATTATATCTCAGATCTCGAAATTATTACAGATGAGGTCAAGGGCCACAAAGACGCCGCCGCCTCTTCTGCTGCCTCTGCTGCAGCTGCTGCACAACAGATTGCCGCTGATGCCAATGTAGCAAGTAACAATGCGTCAGCTGCCCAGGCCTCCGCTACCCTTGCCGCTAACAGTGTGGCTGATGCTGCTGATAGCGCCACCCAAGCTGAAAATAGCAAGGTGGCCGCCGCTGCGTCAGAATTACAAGCAGCATCCTTTGAGAGTTTAGTTGATAGCCACTTAGAAAATGCATCAGCATCAGCATCCCTGGCAGCTGCAAGCGAGATTGCATCAGATGCCTCTGAAGTAGCGGCGCTTGCTTCTAAGGTGGCTGCACAGGCCGCACGGGTGGCAGCTGAGTCAGCACAGGCCAGTGCTTCCACTCACGATAGCAATGCATCAACATCGGCCTCTGAGGCCTCCACCAGTGCCTCTCAGGCTTCTGACAGTGCAGCCCTCGCCAATACAAAAGCCAATCAGGCAGACGCAGCTAAAGTTTTGGCTCAAACTGCAAAAACTAATGCAGAGACTGCTGAAGCTAACGCTGGAACTTCTGCATCTACAGCAACGGCACAAGCTGGAGTAGCAACGACACAGGCTGGGGTAGCAACCACACAAGCTGGAGTAGCAACGGCACAGGCTGGTGAAGCGTTGGTATCCGCAGCAAATGCTGCATCTTCTGACGCTTCCGCGCAGGCTTCTAAAGACGCTGCGCTAGAGGCTTTGGACTCTTTGTCAGATGCTCTGTCTGGCGCAAACAATTTGTCAGATGTGGCCTCAGTTTCTACTTCACGCACTAACCTCGGATTGGGTACTGCAGCCACTACAGCAAGCACAGACTATGCCACGGCGGCACAGGGTTCTACGGCAGATAGTGCATTGCAGCCAGATGGTGACGGTTCGGCTCTCACAGGCATTGTCGCTGGTTTAGCTTGGGCTAGAAAGACATCTAATTACACATCAGCAAACAATGACGCTATTCTAGCTGACACTTCTGGTGGGGCTTGGACACTTACGTTGCCATCATCACCTGGTGTTGGTGACTTAGTTCGTGTTCTAGACGGTTCAGACTGGGCAACCAATAACCTGACTGTAGCACGCAATGGTTCATCTATTGAGGGTGATGCTGCTGACCTAGTAATGAACATCGGTGGTGTGTCTATTGACTTCGTATACGATGGTAGCACATGGCATATTTATGCTCAAGTAGGTGTCAGCAGTGGGACAGTAGTTACTGAAGCTGGAACGCAAACGCTTACTAACAAGACCTTAGACGCTCCATCTTTTAGTAACGCTGTATTCACAGGTGACGGCTCTGCGCTTACCGGAATTGTTACCACACTTGCGGGGGCGATTTCCGCATTTGCCTTTACGTCGGTCCCGACAGGCTGGCTAGAGTGTGACGGGTCAGCCGTATCACGGACTACATATTCGAACTTGTTTACAGCCATCGGGACTGCTTTCGGCGTGGGTGACGGGTCAACAACCTTTGCTATTCCGGACCTTCGAGGAGAGTTCATTCGTGGCTGGGACAACGGACGTGGCGTTGACGGAAACCGTGTGATCGGTTCGGCGCAAGCTGATGAATTACACCAACACAGGCACATTTCGCCCGTAATCACATCCAACACCCATTCAAACTCGGCGGCTTCTGGCACTAGATTATCGAGTCACGAAACAACTGTCAGCGGCGCAGAAGGCGATGAGCGTAACAGATATACCGAGAACACCGGCGGAGACGAAACACGTCCACGCAACATAGCAATGCTGTACTGCATCAAATTCTAAAGGAAATCCAATGAAACACTTATATCACTTCAACGGAGATACTGGGGAGTTTGTAGGCACTTCGTTAGCACGAGAAGACCCATTGGACTTAGGGCGGTTTCTAATCCCCGCAAATGCCACAGATATTACAGCCCCTCACAAAGAGGGTACGGTTGCTGTATTTTCACAAGGTGCTTGGTCTAGCGTTAATGACATGCGCGGTGAGACTTATTGGCTCCCTGATGGTGAACAGGTTACGATCTCTAAGCTGGACCACGTAAAGCCAGATGACGCTCTAGCCGAAGCCCCTGTCCCAGACCCACGTTCGCTTATGTCCTGTACATCCCTTCAAGGTAAGATCGCACTGGGGGCAGAAGCATGGGCCAAGGTTGTCGCTTACCGTGATGAACCTGAGACACCTTTCTCTGTTAAGGTCACTATTGATGATAGCCCTCAGTGGAACCGCCTCAGTCAAGACATATCTCTCATCGGTTGGGCTTTGGACTACACAGATGAAGAAATGGATGAACTATTTGTTAAAGCAATGAAGATTAGTGGAGGGAAACCCTAATGGCAAATCTATCAGACAAAGTAGCACCATCTGGGGTGCTTACGCCAACAGGTGATGGCTCTGGCCTCACTGGTGTTGTGACAATAGATGCCAACGGGGACGTAAAAGTCTCCGCTGTAAACGGTACAACAGACACCCGCACGTTTTCTGTTGAGAGCGAGGGTTATGCTGTTGTCGATTTAGTAGGGGACAAGTCAAACTCTGGTGGTGAGCCGGGGGGTGCAGGTCTAAAAGTTTCAGTAGATGGGTCCACCTCAGGCGTGGTTTCTATGGTTAATAGTAGCGGTGAAAACGGCATCGGGGGAAACTATACTGACATGGGAAACAACGCTATGTTGGTCGGTACAGTTAGCAATAACCCTTTATACTTTGGCATAAATAGTAAAGTTTATGCTAAAATGTCTAGCGGTAACTTTACCCTCGGTGGTCTACTCGATGATGGGTATCCTTCAAATAACAGCTCTGGCGCTGGGATTGGATTGGGGTTCAGTGGGCAAATTAGTGCCTTGTGCGACGATGATGCGGCTTTCAGCGGAGGTCGCCACAGCGGCTTTGGTCATGTAGCTAGGTGGCAGTACGCTGGAAGCACTGTTGGGGATATCTCCATCACATCGTCTGCAACAACCTACAACACATCGTCAGACTATCGCCTCAAAGAAAACGTAACGCCGATACAGGGTGCGTCTGACATTGTGAAAGCAATGAACCCTTGCACTTACACAGCTATTGTTGACGGCATTTGGTACGACGGTTTTCTTGCTCATGAGTTGCAGGATGTTTTACCCCGTGCTGTTACTGGTACTAAAGATGGTATGATTGAAGAGGAGTATGAAGTTACTCCAGCTACAGAAGCAGAAGAAGCCATCATGGGAACACGTTCTGTTCCTGACATGCAGTCGGTTGATTACGCAAAACTGACGCCTATCTTGGTTGCGTCTTTACAAGAGGCGCTGGGTCGCATTGATGCACTTGAAGCCGCCATAGACAGGATGAAATAAGGTATAATTTAATGAACAGCAATTATTCATAAACCCGTGCCATCGGCTTCAAACGCCTATGTGTTTTCTTGTCTTTGTCACCTGTAATCTTGCCAGTGTTTGTTCTTTACAGCGGCGTTTACTGGCTGACCTGATGGGCGGTTTCCTTAACAGCCAAGATGCTGGCCACTACTAAAGAAATAACAACAACTTGAGCGTGGCCCAATAAGCCTTACTCCAAAAATAATAGGAGGTTGCCGTATGGCTGACCAAAACACATGGCACGTCTCTAAGAGCGTACCAGCCACGCTGCTGTTTGGCCTGGGAACTCAGGCGGCGGCTATCGTCTGGGCGGTCAGCACTATGCAAGCTGACATCCAAAGCAATACCCAAGATCTGATCGCGTTCACGTCCCGTGTAGTCAAG